GGGGCAGTGCTTCTTTGCTTCTGTCTGGCGATGCGTTTATTCACAGATTAAACCTTGCAGATAGCCAAGGCACTTTGCATTTGATTGCCCCAGATATAACGCGTATTGGTGCGGTGGACAACGAGCCTTATATTTACCACGTGCAAGAAGGTGTGCTTAATTCAATAGAAACGGTTGCACCTGATTTTATATTTAAGCCCGAAAGTATTCTTGGTTTAGACAAAGATGGCAGCGTTACTTCTCCTGACAATGATTTAAAAGTAGCCGAGGCAATTCTAAATCACGGAGAAGCCGCTATTAACGAAGCGTCAAAACCAATAACCAAGTTGGCAAAAGCACTTAACAAACTAATGACGCCAGACGAGGCCGCAAGTTTTAGTGAAGGTTATGATACGCGAATGATGTACGCAGAAGATTTTGGAAGCGTTCCGGGATTGGGTCCGGAAAGCTATTTTAATCTTCAAGTTCGTACATTATTGACAGACAAAAGCTTGACCGAAGCAAACAAAAATATTGAAAAAATAAAGACTGTGCTGCGTTCATTGGGCGTTGCAGAAAGCGATATAGATCTTCCTCCCCTTAAGGCAGGGGAGTTAACCGCGCCTGAATTAAAAAATCAGGAAGAAGTTGTTGACCCGGATTATGTTGAAGTTCCAGAACAACCACGCTACGCACCCAAGGACGTTGGCGTTCAGGAAGAGAAGCCGGGTTTCTTTTCTTTCCGGTCGAAAGAAGAGCCAACGGATATGGCCTCATCGTTTGTTGGTAAGTCGAAGTCAACAAAAGATACGTTGATGGGCAACATCCTTGGTCTGACAGGCCGGGTGCAGTTTGTTGATCGCTTTGCTGCGTTGTCTGAAGCGTTCAAGAAGGGTAAGGATGCGGGGCTTATCAGTTCGCTGGAAGCGACACAGGGTGAGTACTACCTTCGTTTTGGTGAGCAGCGCAGCCAGTATGCAACTCAGGCGCTGACCAGTGGTTCTTTGCATTTGAAGAAACTGGATGACGGTAAGGGCTACATTTACGAAAGCCGTCCCGGTGCTAACGTACTGCAAATGGCAGAAGCCCTGTCGAAGTCTGGCATTAAGAACGACACCCAAGCCGAAGCGATGCTGACCGCATACATTGCCGGTCTTCGCGCTGAGAAGGTGGGCTGGGAGAAGTTGAACCTGAAAGACCCTGCCCGGGCTAAAGCAGAACACGCTGAAGTTATGGCGTATCTGAAACAGAACCCGCAAGCCAAAGATGCGTTTGTTGAAGCCAATAGAATTTATCAAGAGTACAACAACGGCCAAATTGATTTCGTTGTACAAACTGGTGCTCTGTCAGAGAAGCAAGCCGCTGAACTGAAGGCGTTGCCTTATGTGCCGTTCTACCGCATGAATGGCGACGTTGTTGAACTGATGGTGGACAAAGAGCTCCCTGTCCGTATTGGCAATATCAAGGATGAGCCAGAGCTTCAGCAACTGGTGGGTAGTAACGACCAGATCATGCCGATCTTTACCAGCGCCGTGCAAAACACGTTCATGCTGACGAACATGGCTTTGCGTAATCAGATGGTTAAGGACTCCGCGTTCCTCCTGCGCAAGCTGGGTATTGCCAGCACACTGGATGAAGGTAGCGGTCCTGCTGGCCCTAACACCGTACGCTTTAAGGTCAAAGGCGAAGATCACTTTGCGGTGATTGACAGCAACGACTTTGGTATCCCGGCGGATCTGATCGTTAAGGGCATGGAAGGTATTAAGACTACGCTGCCGTTTGCAATCAAGGCGATGGGTATGCCTGCCGACATCCTGCGTAAGTTCGTGACCCGCAACCCAGCATACGCCTTGAAGCAGGCGATTCGTGATCCGTTGACTGCATGGATGACAACAGGTACTGATGGTGTGCCGATCTTGAATTCGTTCAAGGAACTTTCCAGTATGGTGGCCGGGCGCAGCGAAGTAGAGCGCAAGCTTATGGCCTCTGGTGCCATATCCAGTAACGTCTTTACTGGCGACCAGCGCGATATGGACAAAGCCTTTCGTGACATAACAGCGGGGAAACCGGGCTGGACAAAACTAATGGCTCGTGCTGATGCGTTTGCGATGCAAGGCGATGCTGCTACTCGTGCGGTTGTCTATAAAGACTCGATTGCCAAAGGCATGTCGGAGATGGAGGCGCTGCTGCGTACGCTGGAGTCGATGAACTTTAGCCGTCGTGGTTTGTCTCCCAGTATGCAGGCGCTCAGTGTCATGATCCCGTTCTTCAATGCGCAGATTCAGGGTCTCGACGTTCTGTACCGTGCGTTCAAAGGCGACATGCCGTTCAGTAAACAGCTTGAGATTCGCAAGAAGCTTTTCCAACGCGGGTTGCTGTTAGCCGCAGGCACGGTGGCGTATGCTGCCATGATGCAAGATGACGAAGCGTACAAAAACGCCAAGCCTGAAGAGCGTCTGGCAAACTGGTTTGTTTATATTCCGGGCGAAGAAGAGCCGTTGAAGATACCGATCCCGTTTGAATTGGGCTACTTGTTCAAGGCGTTGCCGGAGGCGGTGTTCAATATGGGCGCTGACGATAGGAAGTCAGAGGACATTACCAAGGGTATGGGCAAGCTGGTAGCGTTGTCGAACCCGCTCAGTATGCCGCAAGCGGTCAAGCCCGTGGTTGAGTTGTATCTGGGCAAGTCGTTCTTTGCCGGTGACATCGAGTCGCAGCGTGAACAGAAGACCCTGCTGCCAACCGAACGCTATCGTGAGTCCACGACCGAACTTGCCAAGTTGCTGGGCGGTATCACTGGTGATGCGGGCATCACGCCGATTGGTTGGGACCACCTGACTCGCGGCTATACAGGCTCTTTGGGCATTGCGTTGGTGTCACTGGCCAACCCGCTGTTAAATACGGAAGCCAGCGAGGTAGCGAAACCCACCAAGAAGATGCACGACACGCCATTCATTGGCGGTATGTTCCAGCCGGTCGAAGGCCGGGGTACATTGGATGCGGGGTATGAGCGTATGTTGGAGATTCAGCAAGCCAAGGGGACATACGACAGGTTGCTGATGGCAGGCAAGCGGGATGAAGCCCGTGAGTTTTTGGAAGAGTATCGCAACAAGATTGTTTATGCTTCGTTGTCGGGTAGTGTGCAGCAGCAGGTGGGGGCTTTGTCGAAGTTGCGCCGTGATGTGATTGCTAATCCGTTCATGTCGGAAGAGCAAAAAACCAAGCGTGTGGAACAGATTGACAAGCTGCGCAACAACTATTTGGAAAGGTTCCTGTCGGTTACCGACTGAACCAGACCCCAATAAGGCCGTTCTTCACGCCGATACTAGCTTTGGCATTAAAGATGCGGTGAGCTAAAGCCTTGCGGAGGCCGTCGAGTTTGACGGCCTCCGTATCCAAACAGGGGACGAAGAACCCCTGTCCTTTCTCAAGCTGCGACCAAGGGTACGTTACCTGTAAAGTCTTCTTCATCGGAACGTCTGGTTATTTTCATGACAGACACACGCATCGGCGGGCCTTTGGTTTTGGCGGTCATATCCTTTTTGCTCATGTAGGACACAACGAACTGATCTTCAAGCTGCTTCTTGAAATCGGCATAGCCGAAGCTCATGGTGGAACAGAACGCCTTGAGCAACCTCTCCTCGATGAAGTAGTCCGTGAACCCCACAGCAGCGCCATGCTCGATGCGCCCCATAATTTTGGTTCGAGTAGTAGACGCATCAATCGCCCCGCCGTTGCCCAGTTCAGCCAGTACGCCATCAGTGCCGTTGAATTTGACGATGATGAAGTTGCCATAGTGCTCCTGCGTAAATGAGTTGAGTACGTCTTCTGCTGACCGGGTGCCTGAGTTGATGGCAGTACGCATGTACCGCACGGCATTGCCAAACGTATCCAGCACCGGCTGCATCGGGATATTGATCGCACCGCAGTGCTCATCGGAAAACAAAATACCTGCGCCTACCGCTGCGCCAATAGCTGCCATCCAGAAACGCTCATCATTCGTAGCGTGGTATTCACCGTACATTCGGCGCACTACTTGTGGAACCAACTCTTTAAGCTTGTCCACATTCTTGACCATATACTCAACGAGCATGTGCCCCGCGACCGCGTAATTATCCGCCAGCGATTTAATGATCTCAATCTCATGTGGCTCCCATGTAAGAACGTCGTTCATTGCAAACTCAAGTACGCGTCGCAGTTCGCCTTCCGCAGAGTGGGATTGAGCGCCTGTGAAGTAGTCCACCACGTACGTGTTGGAAGACATGATGGACATGTCCATCCACGTAGACAAGTTCATACGCTCCTTGTTGGAGCCAGACTCCATACGTTCCTTGCCGCGCCCGTTGGTCATATCCAGTACGAACTCAGAGAACCACGCGAAGTCTTTTCGGTTCTTCGCTGTGATCTCATCCGTTATCAGCGGGATGCTATGCAGCAGATCAAGGCGCTGTTGCATGGCGACAGGAGACGTACCTTTACTGGTGCGGTAGTGCACTGGGTGCCCCCAGACTGAAGCCGCGGCCTCCAGCGCCAGCGATTTACCTGTACCGGAGTTGGTTGAGCCGCAGTGAAACGTCATGCCGTAAATGCCGGTGAAGCGCATCAACGGAGCGCCAGCCCCAGCCAGCATGATGCACACGTGCTGCCACATTTTCTTCTGGATGAACAGGTTGATGACCGCCCGCCACTGCTCGATTGCGCCGGTGGGTTTTGTGTTGGCTACGATGTTCTCCAACCCCTGCATGGGCACTTCGATCTGGCCGTTGGGGGTATATATCTTCCCGGCAAAAACAAACGTGTCATCGGGTTGCCAGCCGTAGCTGGTGGGTACACTGATTGTGCGTTTCTCCACGCTGACTTTCTCCACACAGGCTCGGACGTAGTCGTACAGGTTCTTGTCGTTGCCAGCCCCAAAGGAAGCCAGAATGTTCTGGTTGGCAAGGTGCTTCATGGTCTCGTCTTTACTGACGATGGACTTCTGCGGGATGGTTATTGTCTTAGCATCGCCGTCCCGGATCGCCAGCATGTGTACCGTGTGTTCGCCCCCAGAGTTCAGGATGTCCACCGGGAATAAATCGTAGGGTATGAGCATGATCTGGCGCTTGATCTTGTTGCCCTCGGCATCCTCATCGTCCTTCTCGATGAACACCCCACCCTGCTTGCCGTAGGCGTAGCCCTTGGGCGGTTCAGGACGCAGCACCTTGCGGGCATACGCCTCGTTCTCCACCTTCACATCGATCTCTTTTGGCGCTACTTCAACGGCATACTCGCGCCCCAGTGCCAGCGGGTTGGTGATTTTGCCCCAGTGTACACACTGTGTACACACGCCGGGATTCTCGGAGTCGAACTTGATGCAGGGGTACGGACCTTTGATCTCCCGCAGCTTGGTGTTCATCCGGTCTTCGCTGTACGGGTGAAGCTGGGACAGCCAGATCACCGCCTTGGGTGCTTCTTCACACTTCTGGGCTATGGACAGTAGCCCCCGCCACAGCGGCTCCATGCCATCCTGTTCGGCGTTCTCGATGTAGTAGGCAAGCTGACCGCAGCCTGTACCCTGCTTGGTGCGGTCAAATATCTTGCGAAACTTAGTCACCGAGTTCTCGAACAGCTTGACGCTGGTGCCTGTTTCTACGTTGGCGGGCAACGTAGGGCGCTGACCGGGAAGCTCGATCACATTGGCTGGGGGTGTGGGCTTGGCTTCGTACGGTGTGCCCGCCAGATGCTTATTGACCAGCGCCTTGATGTCCTCCAGATCAAAGAAGTCACCGCTGTTCATAAACCGCACCTGCGTCGTGCCACGCACTTTGCTGCCGCTCTTGATGCCGTTGTTGGTGGTGCCCGGCACCCGCAGGATACGCGCCGCATCCCCAGTGACAGTCGCGTCAATCCCCAGCTTCTTGGAGAAGCACAGACGCTTGAATTGCTCGGCCACCGGCTTCCACACGGACTTGGGCACCGCTTCTTTCAGAGGCCAGTATGCGTGTACCCCACCGCCCGAATGGACGAACCAAGGCTGGCCAAGACCTGACAGCCCGACCTCATCGATGAACGCCATGATGGCTTCGAACCCTGCCTTGGGAGATGCGTAGGCTTTCTGTTTGATTACGCCAGCTGCATCAGGCAAGTCCAACGGGTGGTTGCAGTCCACATCAATAGCTATGCAGCGCAGCATCTCCACGTTGGGGGCTGACCGATCATCGGCCTTCTTGAACGTCCCCAAAGCAAAGTAAGTGTCGTACGCATTGAGAACCGCGTTATCAATGGTTGTGGCAAGCTCCTCCAGTGTCTCCTTGTACACATGCTCTTTGTACTTCGTTGTCAGTTCTGCCACGCAGTAATACCCGTTACCCGGTGGTGGGAGAACCGCCGCCATAAAATCAAGCGGGTTCATAGTTATCCTTTATTGTTTTAATCGAACAACGGAAGTTGATTTGGGTCTGATGTTTTGTAGTCGGTTGCGCGTATCTGTGCCGCTTCAACAAACGTAGCCAAGCGGCGAATAAGTTCTTTCTGAAAGTCGATGGGCATACCAACGTCTGGTTCGAACATCAAGAGCGATGCACTCAGGAGTTCTTTGTCGGTCAGGGTTTGAGGTTGTATTCTTTGCATATTCTTCTCCATGCTTCGTCAGCGGTTTTAGATGACTGCATAATCTTTAGCATCAGTTCGACACGATCTTGGTAGCCGACAAATACTTCGGTCTTACCCATCATCCAGTTGTAAACCGTCTGTCGTGTTACGCCAAGTACGTATGCAATCTTGGTTACAGGAAACTCCAAGTAAATAGCCCAGCGCCCAAGTTGGTTGCCCGGTGTCTTAGGTGCTGCGGCTACTGCGTCAATTATTTTTTGAGAGTAGGCCATTAGTAGTCTTCGTTTACGATAAGTCGGTACTTGAACAGCCCGCGTTTTACGTATGCCCGCTCGACTGTGTGTTCCCCAAACTTACGTTTACGAAAGTCACGCAGCCTTGCACTAACGCTTGCTTCTGGACAACCGACCTTTACGGATATCTGTTCCAGCGTTCTCCAGCGCCCGTCTTTCATGAGCGACCACACGTTGAACAGTTGTGTTTTTAACCTTTCCCTGTCACGCGCAGGGTCATAGGTCTTTCCATCAAATGGCATGTGCTTCTCCTTATAAAAAGTGCGGGGTCACTGAGCCAATGAAAACTCCGAAAGGATGCCCAGCCCCCGCTGCCGGTGTTATGTGCGCCACCTCCGGCTGGGCTATTGGGTGGGGTACTCGCTGAAGTGGGGGAAGGCGCACACGACCATACTCCCGATTCCACCGTACGCTTTTCCCCGTAGCTTTACTCGTCGTCCCAGTCAGCCACGATGTCGGCCAGCTTGGACTTCTTCTCAGGCACAGCGGATGGCTTCGCAGCATCCTTGCGAACTTCTGGCTCGGACTCGTCTTCTTCAACGACTTCGGCTTTCTTCTTGGCGGTCTTAGCCTTGGGGGCTGGTGCTTCCTCTTCGGCTTCAACGACAGGTGCTTTACCCGGCAGTGCAGGGGCACCTTTAACACCATCCGTCTGAGCCACAGTCATCACTACTGCACGTTGTGCATCAGTGCTTTCAGCTTGCGTCTTGACCACGGCGTACTCGTCATTGGTCAACCAACGAACCGGGGAGAAGAACAGCTTGGGTGACTCCGCTTTGGTATCGAACTTCATGCGGGTGACGATCTGCTCTGGGTTGATCGGTGGGTTGGCCAAAGCCAGATGGCGCGCAAATGCCTGAAGCGGGCGCTTGTCGCCGTCTTCCTTACCGAACACCGATGTCGCTGGCAGCGTCAACTGCAACACATCACCGCCGGGGTTGTTCTCCAACACCACAGCCAGACGCTGCTGATAACGGCAAGCGCGGCTATTACCTTGACCTGAACCGGCTTGGTTCTGTGGGCACGACAGGCATGTCTGCGCTTGCTTGTTCTTAGCACTTGCGTCTGGCTTTTCGCCATCGTTCGACCAGCAATCAGGAGGTGCCGCAGCAGCATCCTTATCGTACGCGCCCGCGTAGAAAATACGACTTACCTTGGGCGCGGCCTTGACGATGATGACATCGAGGTGACGATCTTCGATGGATGCAACCTCTTTACCCCCAGAAACGAGACGGAACACGCCGCCTTTAATCGAGATGCGTTTGATGCTACTACCAGTGCTGCCGCCAGTTAAAGCCAGTGCAGTTTCAGACAGTTCGTTGTTACGTGCGAAGTCGGGTACTTGTGCGGAATTGAATACAGTTAGATCGGACATATGGATTCTCACTTAGTTGGTTTAGTCACACGGATTTCGAAGTCCGTATATGCGTTTAATCCGGGTGGTACAAGAGCCGGATTTTCTTCAAGGAACCGCGCCATATTGGCTTGCGCAATCCGTTTCTCCAACAGGTCAACGACATCGTGCTCGACGATGAACTTCTTGAACGAGTCCCAGTCCTGTGTGTTGTAACGGGTTTTGTGCATCAATGACACGGTGCCGAAGGCGGTGTTGACCGACTTGACGCCAAGCGCCTTCATCTGGTCTTTCATTGCGAAACGGAGTTCGTCTTGCTGTGCTTTGAGTTCTTCCAACTTGGTGTCGTACTCTTGCGTCAGCGCGTCGATTTCCGTTTTTATCTTGCGGTAGATACGCGCAAGCTTGTCGAGCGGAATCATCTCGTCACTCATTTGCTTCTCCTATTATTTTGTCTAGCGTTTGACAGATTACCTAAAACCAGTTTCGTTTGCAACCCCCTTTCACGTTTTTATTTCAGCGTTGAACATCTCCGTTAACAGAGTGTTATCTGTGACCTTGCTCTCCAGCGCCTTGAACATACGCTTCTCAATCGGGCTTCCCTGAATGTGAATGACCGTTACTTTGTCGGAGTCCTGCCCTTTGCGGTCAGCCCGTGCGATGCACTGGATATATTGTTCAACAGACATCAACGGACCGAAGAACACCACCGTGTCAGCCGCAGTCAAAGTGATACCGTGTGCAGTTGCTTGAGGCTGCATGACAAGCACTCGTGGGTCTTTCTCTGTCTGGAAACGTCGAATAATGTCTGCGCGTTTGGGCGGTGTGATGTCACCGTGGATGACCTCAGCAGTGATGTTTCTTTTGAGCAAGTGCGTGTGTATGGTACTGATGGTGCTGCGAAACAGAGCGAAGATGATGACCTTGCGTGAGGTCTCTTCCAGTATCTCCTCCAGCACTGAGAGGCGTGGGGCAGCATCGAACTCAATGACTTCCTTGTCGTCCGTGTATGCTGCGCCGCATGATATTTGCAAGAGCTTGGATACCCCGGCAGCGGCATTCACCGCAGTGATGGTCTCGCCTGCTGCCTGCACCATCATGCGTTCCTTCAACAGGTTGTAGTACTTGGCTTGCTGCGGAGTGAGCGCCACCTCCCGTGTCATCGTGAGTACAGGTGGCAAGTCGAGGCACTGCTCTTTGGTAAAGCGTATGGCCGGTTGCAAAGCTTCATGAACGTCTTGCGCTGCGCTGGCCTTTGGCACCCACTTGAACTGCGTGACTTTGTTCATGACCTTATCGCGCCAACCAGTGAAGAACTTGGGCACACCATCGGGGTTGACCAGACGCGCCAAGCCGTACGCATCCGCAGGTGACTGCGATGCAGGAGTGCCCGTCATCATCCA